AATGTGTAGTTTACTGATCTCTTTATATCACGAATTGTTACATACTTTTCGTTGAAGTCTAATTGTGGATTGTCGAATAGACTTAGTACACCTAAGAATCTATTCAGCTCATAGAAACATCAGTGAGCGGGAATATCATCCTCAATGATAGCTTTTTCTAGTATACTCGTTTGAGGGGATGTAGTTTGTAAGACATTTCCTGGTTTGAATTCAATACCTGTATTGATAACCGCAAATGACTTTAGTACGTTGATTGTATTTTCACTCAATTTCATAATATAATAATCACCTTTTACATATTTTGGTTCTGGCCAACCTTACTTGGATCAGCCGTTGCTGGTGCACCAATCGAACCTAAGTCTTTTAGTGAACCTCCGAATACAAATGAACCCATGTGTTGTAATTCCATCCAAGGACATAGCCATACTTTCAGTCCAATGTTTCTAGCCCATTGACAGAACATATAGTCCTCTGAAAGATATCTATTGCTCATCTGTTTATCAGATAAAGCAGATTCCTTTTTATTGTTTACAAACTCAAGGATTTGTTTGTGTGTTGCTTTCTTGTTCTTCTTTAAGTAAGCATCAAGTTCGTTTTGAATGTTAGCATTCTTATCATCAATGACAGCATCAAAGTAAGCATGTATCTCTCTTGATCCATCAAAGTGTTTAGTTCTAACGTGATCTGGTTTGTATGACATTTGAGGATAAGCGTCTCTAAATTTCTCTAGTGCTTTTTTCTTCAACATCATAAAACCAGTACCACCCTCTAATACTTCTGCTGGCTCACTAATCTGAATCTCGTTACCACCCTCGACCGGATTAAATACATAGTCGCCAACAAACTTAGATAAGTTTTCTGGGTTCTCATCTGCAATACCTTGATTGACAGCATGAGTAATCTTTTCCCAAGATATACATTTCTTAGGATAAGGACCACAAAGAATATCGTATTCGTTCTTTTCGTCTTCTACATCCATCATAGCTGCCATAGTAATAACATCATTCGGATTGAATGCAATGTCACTATCAATAAACATTAGATGTGTAGAATCTGATCTCATAAACTCATCACAGCAATAGTTTCTTGCTCTTGTAATAAGTGATTCGTTAAACAAATAATAAAACTTTAGTGGTATTTTGTAGTGCATACACAATGCTGCTAAGTCGTTACATGACTTAGTAAACATACCTGCACATTGTCCACCATACATTGGTGTCGCAACCATAATAGATCGCTTCTGTAATTCTTCAATAGGGATATTAATTTCCATACTTTTTATCGTGCTCCTTTCCGATTCCGTAGTCTCCATCATACATCGATAGTGTCTCTGCTTCAAACAATAAGAACTGACCAACTCTTGATCCCTTCTCAATCTTAGCTGGTCCATGTTCTACATGTAGACAGCCTGCCATAACACCATGGTAGCCTGAATCGTATAGACCACTTGTAATGAATAAACCGTTTCTGTTTAAGGTTGATCTAGTGATCACCCATCCTGCATAACCTTCTGGAATCTTTACAATATTCTCCATAATGATTTCATAGGTTCCAGGTTCTAGTTCAAAGAAGTTTTCGTTTGGAATAATTTCTTCAGAACCTCTATGCTTTTTATATGAATCAGATATTTCAAACTCTTCATTTTTTAGTTTAAATATCTTATCAACTCTAAGGTCGACAGCATTAGGTTGACTGTCTCCTTCTTGTACGTTAGTCAATAGCTCATCATGTGAGACAAACTTTGACAGTATATGTTTCATACTCATTTATCTTTGTCCTGTGTAAAATGCCAAAGCAATATAGTATAGTGAATGATCTTCATAAGGTCTTTCTTATTGTAACCATCCTTCTTACCATATCTCATAGCATACTTGATAATATTAGAATGACATGCTTGTTCAACATGCCCCATTTGTTTCCAGACATCTATAGTTTGAATCTCTTCGTCTTTAGTTCCAGCTTTCTCATTTACATAATGAGATGAATAAGTACCTTCAATATACTTACCAATCTCTTTTAGTATTTTGTCTTCGTCAAATCTATAAATCATAATCTTTCTGTGTGGTTATATCTTTCTACTAAGCTATCAATAATCTGAATGTTTTTCTCAGCCTTAGTAGTATCCTCGAAACTAGCTGAAAAGTCAACATGTTTCTCAAACTTACCTTCAAATAATCCTGTAGGACTAGAGTCGAACTCTATTCCATTAAGTCCAGCCCAAACGCCAGCACTGCTGTCCCAAGTATCAATATGAAAATCTCTGACGAGAGGAATCTCATTAGGACCATCCACCATACCGAGGAAGTGAATCTTCTTTCCATTTTGTGCAGCCAATTGTAAAAGGTTTCTATCATATAGTTCATTCATGAATTTCCATCTTGCTGTGAATCGTTGTAGTTTATTTCCTGCCTCACATCTGTAAGCATTTGGTACAGCTAAGATACTAATACCAATATAGTCAATAAGAGGACTAGATGCTGCCCATGCGAATGCTGTAATTAAATCTTCTAGGTCTCCTATATCACTTTGAGGTACAAAGAATGTACCAAAGCCAGCTTCTTTGAATATAGGTGCATATCTTTTTGCATCATCTATAGTTACCATAGAAGGATGTGCGGGATGATCTGGTAGTACAATATGCGTTGCACTAACAGCTTTTGCTAAGTCTAATAGTTCTTCTGGATTGAACATTGGCATCTGACATTTGTACAATTCAAATGCACTGTTGTCCATGATGTTAATATAGTTATCATTGGATAACTTTTCTTGAGCGTAGAAGGCACAATACTTCTTTTGTTGCTCAGGTGTTCCTTCCATGCCGGAAACAATATGAGCAAGTGTTAAGTGTGCTTCTCTACCTTTGACTAGATCGAGATGATCTACTGGTGTTATATGACAAAATTTCATAATGTAATTTACTCCTAATCACTTTGAGGGACTCCCGCTTTACCTGATGACTTAGGTCCATCACCTGTTGGTGTGATCTCATCAGCATAACGAATATCCCAATTCTTACTTTTCAATTCATCTACCTGGTCATTAGTAAGATTTGTACCAGGATTCAGTCCAGCCATCTTAACAGCGTTCACACCACACTGTTTGATTGTCCACTGGTTTCCACTACTATTGCCTTTGCAGACAATTGTGTTTGGTTTAACTTTTGTACTTTCAATATATTCTGAAAACTTTTGCATTCTAGTCCCATACTAACCTGCACCCATTTTCGTTATCTTCTGCTACAGAGATACTGAGTGCTCTGTTTGGATATTTCGTCTGTATATATTTAGCTAACTCTCGAGCTATCATTTCACATGATTGGAAATTTAATGTCATAGCTCCTTCTTCTGCATACAGAGCTTCTAGTTCTCTTTTGAATAGAATAAACTCTAGTTCTCTATCATCATGAAACACTTCTATCTCTACTCTGAAGTGAAACATATGTCTATGTGGATAACCTAAAAACTTAACTTCTTCCAAGTTCGGATCAGTTAGTGCTTGTGGATATTTGTGGATACCTTCTTTCTGAAATGTAACCCATATAAAGTTTTTATTTTGCATTCTTCTTAACCTTTTTGTTGTTCTTACCTCAGGCATTATATTTTTTCCATGTCTCTAATGGATCAGGAGTATGGTTCAATACACATCCTCCATCTTCTATTGCCTCTTTGATCTTATCACCTTCTAACTTTAACAATTCTTCTCTTGTCATTTCTTTAGGTGCTACACACCAACTGATTCCCCATTCATCTATTTCAGCAATAGGTCGTCTTAAGTTGACTCTGAATACAGAATAGTTGTATCTACCTTTCATCACATGACCTTCTCTATGATACCAGTCTGGACTTCTTCTATCTTCTATAAGGTCTTCAAATTCAGTTGAACCTCTATAGATTATTTTTCCATGCTTATCTTTGTATTCATAGATACCACCGAAAACTATATCACTTAACTTCTTCTTCATTAGTCTAGTATACCATATCCTCCAACTGATACTGCAATAGCATTCCATGGATGTAATGACTCTTCGTGTGATGCAACAATACTAAAGTCTTCAATCTTACCTGCTGCATGCCATTTATCTAATGCATCATGCATAATTCTTACACTGTCTTCTGAGAACAATAAGTTAGCACCATTAAGTTCTGCAAATGCCTGCTCGTCTCTTCTTTTAACTACAATCTGTACTTCTGTAGGAATGTTTGCTCTACATAGATCAACTAAGTCTTCAATCCATACAATGTTATCTAACTCTCTATCAAAAGCTACTTTAACCTTTAAGATTGATCTTTGACTATGAGCATTAGCTGCTGCATTTCTTTTCTCTCTAGCATCATGAGCTAACTCAAAAGAACAAGGACAAGTAGATGAATATACATAATCGATAGTTAGGAACCACATATACTTACCATCTTTATACTGACCTTCTAGTTCAGTCTTGTATGCAATATGACCTCTAGCTTTTTCTTTTGATCCTTGCTTTCTAGTTCTCAATGCTTCTTGATACATTGGATACTTGAATCTTAGTTTACAGTATGCGTTCTTAGCACCTTGACCTTCTGCAAGTTCTTTAAGTGCTGCTTCCATACCATCTAGTGAAAGTTGGTCTTTAATCTTCTCATGCATAATGAGATACAGTCTTGATAAGTTAAGACCTTTAGCCATTGGATCATCCAAAGAGCAATATAAACTAGCTTCTGCTTGTAGGAGTTTATCTTCTCCTCCACTTCTACTTCTAAGTCTTACTGGTAGATCAACTGGAGCAATTCCAACCTTCTTAAGCGGTACGCGAGCTCCTGGAAGGACTGGATCTATTTGTGGATCTGGTAAGTC